ATCCATTTGAGCCTCTAGCTCCTAAGCTCCGATGTCTCGCATCGTTGTAGCTGCCGTTAGTGCCGCTGCGATAACGACACTAACTTTTGGTTGCTTTACCGTCCTGATGCGTCGCAAACGAACCAAGGCTTTCTTGGCTTCGAAGCTCCAGGACTTATTCTCCGTTTATCATGACCCTGTTGCTCGCTCTGCTGTTATTAAATCTTTTGTTAAACAGCATATTGGAGCTCGAGCAGGTCATTCGCATGCCGAAGCAGCTACGGATCGGAACTCAGCCACCCAAACAATGCACACCGCTGCCAGACAACTGGGTATGCAACCCTATGTTATATCACCTTCGCGTAGGGAATCAGATGCTATGGGTTGGCGCTGCTATTTTCAGTCAAACGACTACGGTATGCAAACAAAGTATGATGCTATTCCCGAAGACGCGTGCTTTATCATGACGGATGTGGACTACTATGCGGACATGCCTGACTGGCTTTCTTTAGCCCGCCCCATACTTATGTATAGTTTTATGCCAACACGAGTAGCTGGCAATGTCGATGGTTCCAACTTCACCATTGTGAATGATTACGTCCGGTATCGTGTGAATGGTGGTGGTGACTTCAAACACCAGATCTGGAACTGGAATTATGATACCTTGTACGTCGACATGCCCTGCAATATTATGCAACAATGCATACGAGGACTTTGTAACGTGTTTGGCTGGGGTTACAGACGGCACTATTTTACTATTGATTCAATAGCTTTCGGGACAATGCACAATATTTATGTCCTCCTTCCCCTTCGCACTCTATCGATCGACTTCTTGCAGCTAGGAAACCAGCTCGAAAGGATGCAATTCAGTGATGGTGCCTTTAACAAGTTATTGGTCAATAAAGATGGCGAACTGTGGGTATCCATTGCAAAACAGGGTGAGTATACGGCTGTTGATTTGACCATCAATGAATTTGAAGCTGTATCAGCTACGTTTTCCTTGGCATCAAAACACTATTTGGCTGATACTCTTCGCTGGGCTCCTTCTATTAAGAACAACGGTACTGCCTCTATTCTACATTGTTATCTTAATCAAGAGATACATCGTCCGCAGGATAATTTGGTCTTTCAACCTGGCACTATGTCTCCGCACTATATAGTCGATCCAAAACCATATGAGGAGTATCACTTTTATGCGAGAGACTTTGCTCCCTGCCCGTTGTCTAGCCCGGCTCTGGCTCCGGCCGTATCGCAAACAAATGAGGACGTAACCATCAATGAACGGGTAGTCAAACCACAGTTAAGATCTGGTAGGAAGACCCCCCCACGTCGCTTTGTCGAATACGCCAATGAATTCATTGCGCAGTTAATCGAGGGCTATGAACATGTCGGCGAACCCTGGCAATGGGAGGATGTCGCTGAATTACAAACTCGTAAACACCAGCGTATGCGTAATGCGCGTTCTATTTTACATTCTACTTGCGATTTTGTTGTTCGTGCCTTCCAGAAGAAAGAACATTATTCTGGTATCTCAGCCCCAAGAAATATATCCACTGTGCCCTCGGAACATACCCTGGAATACTCAACTTTCACCAGGAGTTTTAAAGATGTTATTTTAAAACATGCACATTGGTATGTACCTGGCTCGAACCCAGAACAAATCGCACAACGCGTAGCAGATCTCGCCAGATCGGGTGATTCTGTACTCGAGACCGACTTCTCGAAGTTTGATGGACATCAATCCGCATGGTTGCACTACCATGTGGAGTTTCCTGCTCATTACCTGTTCTTTAAAGAGAGCTATCGTTATAAGCTCTATGAACTCCATGCTCGTGAATTGTCACCCAAAGCTTTCACATCCACCGGGAAACAATACTCTACGGAATTCTCTCGCTTGAGCGGAACGCCTAATACCACCGACGGCAATACATTATTGAACGCCTTCTTCCAATATGCTACTGCTCGCGAGATGCAGTTATCTCCTAAGCACGCCTATCAGGCCATTGGTTTGGCCTATGGTGATGACGGTCTTATGTCTTCGGTCATTAAACCTGAAATAGCCATCAAAACTGCTGAAACTATTGGACTTCCTGTTAAAACTAATATAGTCCGCTACGGAGAACCGGTCACCTTTCTCTCACGTGTCTTCAGAGACCCGTGGGTTTGTCTATCGTCTATACAGGAACCAAAACGGGCTTTAGCGAAGATAAACTCCACTGTGCACCCGGAACTAGATATTCGACAAGCAGGACTAATGAAGGTTTCTGGGTATTTGGTCACCGATGCCTACACTCCTGTTATATCAGACTGGTGCTATGCCTATTTGAGGATCACCGCACAGGAGCCCACCACTGAACTGGCAGAGTCAGACGCTAACTACTTTGCTCAGGAGTACCCAGATACACCCTGGCCGCAGGATTCTAGCATTGAGTGGTTAGATATTGTCGCCAATTTGTTGGGTGTTCAGCCTGTCGATATAAACAATTTCATCGAACAATGTAAAGTAGCAACAACATTGGATCAGTTACCGGTTTTAACAATTGATAATGCTGAGCACAAGATGGATGGTGTGATCTACACCAGCACGGGTTCGGTAGAAATCTCAACGCAGACAGAAAATGAAGCAATGGCCGATACAAATAGTCAGCCAACCACCACGGAGGGAAATCGAGACGAAGCTACGGCAGATGCTGGGAGCCGTACGCTACCTGCGCATTCTGGAGAAGCAAACCGATCTACCAGACAGCCACGACGAAATCAGGGAGGCGATCAACGCCCTACAAATACTGCTCAACCAAAGAATCGCTTACCTCACCAACGAAATTCTCGTGGCAAGGGACAGCGAATTTCGGGCTTGCGGGCTGAAACCCCCAATGTAATGCTTGATAGCGGTCAACCGCGCCATGCATCGGGGGCTGCAGCACGCGCACGAAATTCCGCCCATCGCAGAACTGTGACCAAAACACAAGGCAACCAACCAGCAACCAACAAATCAACTTAAACGGCACCTCGCAAGAGGTCCTGTTGGGTCCCCAGTGGGGACCCCCCAGGGGCC